CCATCCATGTAATCCCATCACACGTAATGCTAAACCATTCATCTCAATTCCATATTTCTCTGCTGCTTTAGTAGCTTTGACAGATGGATTAACAATACCTTGAATAGCTAATGCTAAACCTCTTGAGGTCATGTCAAGATGCAAACCATGTCGTGTTGCAGTTGAAAGTGCTGCCATTAATTCTTTAAATTCTATTCCAGCTTGTGCAGCAATTGGAACAACATAACCAAGTGCTTGCTCTAAATCTTGAAATTGAAATTTACCACGTATAACAGATTGAAACAAAATATTAGAAACATCAGTTGCTTGCTCAACTCGCATACCATATGTATTTAAAACAGTTGTAAAAATATCTACAGATGTTCTAATATCAGATAAACCAGCAATACTTGCTTTTGTTGCAGTTGTTAAAAGATTGATAGCATTTTCTGCATCAAACGCAGCAGATAAAATGTCATACATACCCTTAGACATATCACTTGTTGCTTGTCCATACGATATTGATAAATTCTCTATACCATATGTAAGACGTTCTATTAACGGCAATTGGTCAGCACCTAATATAGTACTAACCTCAGCTATTCTAGTTTCAAATTCACGATATGCTTTAACAGAATCTTGAATAAACTGTATGAATTTTTGTTGTGCACCCATTACTTGATTTAGCACCAAGTTGTAACCAACGAATCTTAATGCAAGTCCTTTCATTGCTGAACTTTGTGTTTTAGCCCCTGTTGCTCCTCTTGCATGTGCCGCACTCATTTTATTTGTATTATCTCTGATATTGTGCAACTCAGCATTAACTAGCCTGAGTTCACCGAGAATCATTTTCGCATTAGTTAAATATTGTAGTTCAACTGTTTGTTTTGCCATTATCTCTGACTTTCCCTTTTAGAAATCATGTCTTTGGAACTTTGTGGAATGCCCTCTTCTACATATGGTTTTCCACTTTTTATAGAATTACTCTTATTTAAACTTCTAAGAATACTTATGAATCTCCAATAATCCATATGGAGAATCTCCTGAAAATTTCCCCCTACTTCTAAATAAAGGAAGTTTATAAGTTCTTGGAATCTTTGGAGCTCTTCATCCCAATAGATTTTAGTTTTTGGAGTGTGCGGGTCTCTAGCTCCTTGCGAAAATCCTTAGAATAAATCCCTTTTCTGCCAGCATCATATACGGCTCTAAACAGATCAATTAAATCTAGTGGATGCATATGCCTTATTTTTTCCAAAGTACATTCGCCAGTTGTATCTATTGCCGATAAAGTTTCATAGATAACATAGTGTTTAAATTCTTTTTCCTCTTTATCTTTTGGCATATCTTTCATATCTTCAGCGAGTCTAGCTAATGCTGATTCATGTTTATCAGTTGTCCAATTAGGGATTGCAAAAGCTTTACCTTTATTTACAAATGGTAGACTGTAGGGTTTTTTTATTTTTGTTGTCATATTTTTTCCTCTTTATAATTAAAAAATTGGAGGGGATTTCCCTCTAAAATCTTTAGACTGATGGAAATGATACTAAGTTGCTACAAGAAGATGGTTTACATGTGAAAGGTACTGAACTAATCATTGCCTCTCCACCAACATTACCATCAACACTTGTACTTTTCCATTCACAAGCGGGCAAAGTTATTCTTGGTACATTTGCTCCTGCATCAATCAAGCCCATGTCAATCACTATTTCAAAGGCTCTGTTGTTTAATACTTCATCAACATGTAATGCACCACCACCATCAAGAGTAATATCTACGCTACCTTCCACATCCATTTCTCCTTCAATAAGATAGGATTTGTACAATGCATCATGGTCAGTATACGGAGTCAACTTGTGGGTTACAGTTAATTCTACTGAATTTGTGATGAAAGCAATATGGTCAGTATTGACAACATGATAACCAGTTTTCCGAATTTCCCCCGCAACATTAAATGCTAAATATTCTCCTGTTAATAGACTTGGTGCACTACCAGTTGCAGTTTTACTTGTGACAATAGATCGTACTTCATAGTCTATTACAACTAAGTACTCCGTATTTTTTGATCCTGTAATTCTAACTGTTGCAGGTTTCATACCATCCATTAAGTAATAGGATACATTGTCAGCATCAGCACTCATTTTAGTATTAAAACCAACACACATAGAAATAGATTGTAATGAACATGTGCTACTTGCTCTGTCTATTGCATCATCAATTAAGGTGTCTCCAGCTTGCGGAATATACTCCAAGTGGACTTTTGGCTCATGGGTTTGCTTTAATAGGTGACATGCAAGTGGTGAGCCTATGTCTCGTAATACCTTGTGTCTATCTCCAGTATCAATTCTTACATTTTGTACTTTACATGATACTGGTAAAGAATTAAGTGATGGTTCTGAAACTGTTCCATAACTATCTTCTATCCAATACCAACAAGTTCCTTGGAACGGTTGTCCTAATTTATTTAGTGTCATAATTTTCTATCCTCCATTATTTTAATTTTTATTGCTTTTTGTTTCTCCATAATTTGTTTACACTTATTAATAAATTGTGTTTCTGTTGCAATCATTTTCATTTTATTACATATATTACAACAAGGAACACAGTTATCCAATATATAATCTTTGTTATTATTTATTCTATCTATACCATTGAAATTTTCTTGTAATTCTCCACAATAATAGCACGGTTGTGATATAATTCCAGCAAACTCATTTATTGTTAGATTAAACATACGACTCCGTCTTGTTGCTGAATGCTTATACCCATTATATAAACCCTTAATAGATTTATCGTATTTCCTGCTTGTTTGCGGATTATCATGTCTATATTTTAATGATTCTTTTACTGCACATTTAATACAAACATAGTAATGTTTTGGCTCGAATGATTTGTACCAATTCTTTTTTGGTATTAATTCACAATTACATCTTATACAATTTGACATGTTTAGAGCTCCGTGCAGATGTCGTACCAAAGACAGTATAAAGTTGCTATGTAATGGAACACCACTCTGTGTCCATCTGTTTCTTCTTCAAGACCATCATCCTCGATATTCATAAAAACTATTCCTTCTGTTATAGATTGATAATAACGAGTTAGGTCATGTAATCTATCTTTTATTTTTTTGGCAAATTCAGTTCTATCAATATTATCGGTATCTGTAAAGTAGATATGCACCAAGACATAACTTTCCACTTTTCTTGTACTTGCTGCAACATCATGCGGTTCATATGTCGTATGTCCAGGGGGTATTTCAAGCTCAATAAATTGCAAATCTGGCAACTGTTCTGATTTAATTTCTTCACTAAGATACATTGGAAGATATACTCTATCTCCTTTGGAATCTGTTATATAAATACATTTCTCTAGTTCATCACAATCTTTGTTCACATTCCATAAAGAAACTAGTTGATTACGATATGCTTTTCTTGGGTCAAAAGATTCAAATCCACCTGTGACCTCTTCTTTAGTTTTAAACTTCCATATCGGACTTGCTGTGTCATGTGTTCCGCAAGTTGCATCATCTTTTGCCACTATTTTCCAGTAGTATGTTTTATCATTATCTAATCCATAAACAGTATAATTTGTATCACCATGATTGCTTAGTATTAACGGTGGTGGTGATACTGTTCCAAGATATATGTCATATACAAGCGAATCATTTGGATTTGCATCTGCACAATACCATGATAATGTTAAACTTAAATTTTGACCTGTTGCATCGTAAACTGGTGTTGGTGTATGTGGTATTATTGGTGGCTCATTTCCAGTTGTAAATGACCATTGTGAACCAGATGTTTCTCCACCTGCATTTTTTGCTATTATCTTCCAATAATATAATGTACATGAATCTAAATTATATGGTATTGTATAATCAGATGTTGGGTGGTCTGATTCCACTAATGGTATTGGAATACTTTTTCCAAAGTAAATATCATAAGTATCTGCATCTGGACAATTCCAATCTAAGTTTTGGTCGTATGAAATACCTGTTGCAGTATCAGCAGGGTCAGGATTACTTGGTGCAGTTGGTGGGGCTGGTATATCTTGCATTTCTTCTGTTCCAGCACCACCATTCCATCTAAATGTAACTTCTTCTTGGGAAAGTTCTTTATCATAAATTACTACTTCATCTAATGTACCATTGAATGGTGCACCAGATGTATAATCCGCAATACGAAAATTAACTGATGTAATTATTGTACCTGTTAACATATTATAATATGTTGTGAGTGGTTTATCTATATTATCAACATATATATGAAGTGATGTTGGAACATATCCAGTATCTTTTGTGAAAACTATATGATGCCAAAGACCATCGTTATAAAAAGCTGAACCAGTACCAACAATAAGTTTCAATGCTGATGTGGTAGCTACACTAACCCGTATTTCACCATCTGGTCTCATATAAATCATATAGCCCCGTGTATTCGCTAAACTAAATTTACTCATAATTACAGTTGATACGCCATAGGAAGTTTTAAACCAACACTCAAGAGAAAATGCATCTGTTCTTTCAAAACCTGCAATATTACCACAATTAACATATTCATTGATGCCATCAAAATTAAGGCAATTATTTAGTTTACCTACAACCCAATCCCCATCTTCCATGTTAGCTGTAGTCCCATCTCTACCATGAACAGAGCTATCACTAACTAATACTCCTGAAGATTCATTTAACTTCCAGTGTGCATAAACATTTGGTCTTAGGTCTACCATTCTAATCCTTCAATTTTATTTCATCCTGCTTAATTTTGTGAATAGAAGATTTTAATTTGGCAATATCATCTGTAAGTTGTTTTATCTTTAATATTTGTGCTTGTTTTATTTGTAACACTTTAAGTTCTTCTTTTAGCACTACTTTCTGTTTTTCTAAAGCTTTGACTTGTACATCTAAATTCATTATTTTTCCCCAGGTAACATTCCAGCCCCAATGACAGGTCTTGATATTCTTCTCATTGCTTTTTTGTAGGCTTTATCCATTCTGTTACGATTATGCAATATGACTACTTTGTTGGAATGCAAATCAGCCATAGTAGCTTTGTCTAGTTCCGCAAATCTTTCAATACATTTATGGGCTGCTAGAAAAGCCACAGCCGATTTGAAAATAGCCACACTAAAAGTACGCCATTCAGTATAATAGTTTATTTTAACTCCGCAATTAGTACCAGGAATAGGTGCTCCACTTAATTGTGTTATTGTAAGTTTTCCACATTTTGCATCAAGGACAGTTATTTTTAATTGATGACAATCTCCATTACTATCTGTCCACAATCCATCTATATCAGTTCCACAAGAAATTTCGCCATATCCAGTTATTACTCCATCCCCATTAGCATCAGCCAAGGGAGTATTCTTAGTAGCAAAAGTAGTATTTACTCCATCAAATCCTGCACCTGTATTAGGATTACATTGTGGCGTTTCATTATCTCGATATACATAAACTTCTCTTAATGCCTCAAGATATGCTTCCCAGATAATCATAGCTATATCATGGTCACTTATAGATTTCTTTGAAGTAATTCCAGAATATCTCCTAACATCATAAATGATATTCCAAGGAAGTATAAAAAATTTATCTTTATATATTACAGTATTTGGTGCAGATGATGCAGTTACTTTTATTTGATATTCTCCATAAGTTGCATCAACTGGTATAGTATATGAGTAATAGTAAATTCCTACATCAGATTTGGTCATAGAAGCTTCTGATACTTCTTCACCCATACAAGGGTTATATATTGTAATTGAAACAGTACTAGGGTCTACATAAGCATTTCCATCTATATTTTTAATTTTAATGACGTAGTAATTCTTTTCGCTTCTTTCATATATTGCATCTTCATATTTGGTGCAAATAGTATAGAAATTACCCATTTTATTTCACCCATTTTCCAAGTTTATGTTGCCATTTATAAAGCTCTAATGCATGCACATAAGCTTCAAATTCTAATTCAAGTTCATCCCAAGTTTTCTCAGCGACTTTTAATTTTCCATCACGGATTCTTGCTATGAATGCACCTTCAACTTTAATTCCAGTTAACTCTTTAAAAGCCATTGCATAAGCTGCAAGTTGTAGCCAGTATGTCGGATAGAATCCTTTACCTGTTTTCCAATCTCCAATGACATAAGCAGGCTTTTCAAATTTTGGTTTACGCCCTCTTACTAAAAAAGGACTTTGCAAAACGCCCTTTGGTGTCTTGACTCTTGGAGGACTTTGATATGTTCCTACGAAATCCGCAGTTCCAGCATATCCGTGTTTGTTGCTCCAAAGTCTTTGTTCAAGTCCATCGGGTTTTAATGATGCAGCTTGCTGAAATTCGTAAAATTTACACATACCTTCTTGAATCTCTAATTCATATCCACCAAGATTGCAATCTTCGCCCTTTAATGTTAATTCAATGAGCTTATGCATGTGAATACCTATCGCTTGTCTAGTCTCAAGTATCTGGTTAGCCTTTGCATGTCCTATCCGTTTTATCCAAGCATCTATTCTGTGTTTAGCTATAATACCAAGTGTTGCTGTTACTCTAAGATATTGTCTACCATTTATGCAATACTCTTTATCAGTAGATTCAAAGTCTTTTGGTACAATAATTTGCCATCTTTTTTGCACCATAATATTTACTCCTCGAATAATTCATGGTATCGGTCAGGATTATTCTTTATCACAGCTTTTTTAATATGGCTGCTCCAAGGATAAATTGTTATCTCTTCTCCTGTTATTACATCAAGATATTTCATATGCCTCAATCAAGTTTATGAGAAATGATTAAAGAATTAAAAGAGGGGATTAGCCCTCATTCACTTGTTTACGATGGATTTACAATGTGTGCAATTGCATTCGTATCAAGTTCGCCTACAGCAAAGTAAGCCCATTGGTCGATACGGTATGAATTACAGTTCGTTTGGAAGAACTTGTAGGTCTTTGGTCTCTCACCGAAAACTGCTCCAACAGCACGTCTTGAATCAATGATGATTGCTACGACTTCATCAGCAGCATCAGTACAGGAGTTTGCACCGCAGTACTCAATAACTTTCAATCCAGCAATTTTCTTGATTCTACCATCGCTATCAAAACTAACATCCCCCATTCCCATTACTGGTGTAGGAGTTTGCATCCTCTTGAAGATTTTAGCTACGCTTGGTGAAATAAGTAGATAGTCAGGTTTGTATGGATTAGCTCCTTCTCTCATACTAGCTTCTGTACTGTGAATTGCGTTGTAAAGTTGATACAATGCAGTATCAGCACAGCAAGTTGCATCTAAAGCAGGGCTACAGATAATTGCAGTAGGTAGACTTGTTGAAGTTCCAGGTGTTGCAGTTTCTAGTTCGCTGTAAATCTGAGCATCGAACCATGCAGCCCACGAATCGGACATAGCACTAAGGTACGAATCCATAAGTATTCCACCTACATCCCAAATGTCCTTATCACATACGATAGCTTCAAGGTTGTACTGTTTCAGAGTAAGTGGATAGGTAGTAAATCCAAGACTTGCACAACTTCCACATTCACAAGCTGCTTTTTCTACTGGAGCACTAAATGAACCGAATGCTCGAATTTGTACACCAAGCCCGTCACCAGGGTTTATTGCTAATCCTTTCACACAAATTTTGAAAAGGTCAGCTTTACAAACGAAAGTGTTCCAAACTATTTTAGCGTAAACATCTTCTGGACTCCATGCACTAACATCATCTTCACAGCCAGTATCGGAATCAGTGTTAATGAATAAGTTATCCATGCCTACTTCAGCATAGCGTTGATTCGTGTAAGTTTGGAATCGAATGTCTTTAACACTTGATAGTTTAGCATCGTATTTAGACTCTGTTTCAATGTCCTCATGTCTCTTGTAATAGCCGTTGTAGTATTTAACTAAATCATTATCTTCATTGCCATTACCTTTTACTTCGCCAGCATCATCAGTAATTTTCGGCTTTGGTGCTAACTCAGGGTGGTCTTTGTAGAAACTTTCTTCCCACTCGGCTTTTTGCTCTGTGAGTTTAGTTTTCTCAGCTTCTTCTTGGATTTTATCATCCTCAAGCTTTAGCTCGCTAACAATTTTAGCTTTCTTGCGTTCCTCTGCAAGTGCTTCAAGCTCTTCGAGGGATTTTTCCTCATAATCACTTTCTTTGGTCATAATTTTATCCTCCATATATTGGATTTATTTTTCTTTATTCTCATTTTCTTTGAGCCATTTTATTAGCTCTTGTCTTTTCTTTTCAATTTCAATTTCTAATTCTGGATCATCAGAATTTTCATTACTCTCATCATTGCGTAATCCACAACCATCTTTATCGTTGCAACGCCCTTGTAGAACAGTAGATACGCATACAGGTGTAATCTCATTCAAAATTGGTACAAGGTCATCTTTGCTAAAACCTTCTTTTTTCCAAGGTATATTAGCTGGTAAAGATGATGCTAATATGAAATCTCGCTTTCCGTAATATGTCACCGACACATTAGGAATTTTACCTGCACGTTCACACAATTTAACATATGCTGTCCATGCAGCAGTAAATGCACAATCAGGTTCTACATTTAATTCCATTGATACTTCTTTAGTATCTGTATCATATTTTACATTTGTATGATACCCAATAAAGTAAGTAATATCAGATTGCATCAAGAAGAATCCTGTAGAAGTTCCCATATGATTAATATCGTGTAAAGTTCCGTTCCATTTCTTGTAGCTTTTTTCTAATACTTCAGCAGGGAGAAATCCACCATTCATAAAACGGTTTCCTATAATAGCTATCATATTTTTAATACCTGTTTGAATTGTTTCTTTACTTTCCTCTGATACTTGTTCTTCAATTGGTACTGTTACAAATTGAGCTTCATCAGAGAACATTTCTTCATTTTTCTTATGTCTACGTCTCCAATATTCATGGCATACTGCAACAGCTTTATCGTGAGACCAGCTAGGATGCTCCTTTTTCACTTGTGGAATACACTCTGCAAGGAAATCTTTTTTAGTCTGACCCTTTTTAGGTTTTGGATTTTCAAACTCGTTATCCATAAAATCATCTCTTCATATTCTTATTATATCGTTTATCTTGAATACTTTTAACATACACGCTTTCCTCAAAACTTTGCATGTTATCTGGAAGTTTGCCGTCTTTCTTTAATCGTTTTGTTTTCTCTTTTGAATCAAACCATAGATTAGGAATCCATTGTTCAGGCGGTTTAACAAATGGTTTTATTAAGACACGCAATTCATCAGATTTTTTCAGTATCTCATTTAGTATCCAGAAGAATACATCTCTGTAAGCAGTATCTTTTGCAATTAGCCACAAGAGGAGTTGACCATACTGCTTTATCATTCTTCGTTGCCAATAAGGTTTGATTTGATTTGAACCAACGATTAAAATATCATTCAGATTTCTAATTACTGGATTTGGATAGAACTTCAGATTTTCATCAACTATAGCCATATCGACTTTCAAATGATGATAGCCAAGTTTTAATAAGAGGCGTAATATTTTTTTAGAGTGTTCGCCCCAAGCTATATCTGTAATTTTATCACGCCTTTTTCTTTCGTGCAACATTCCTTTTAACAGCTTCTTTTTTTGCTGCTTTAAGTTTTGCCTGTTTATCTGCACTTTTTAGAAGGTCTCCAAATTCAGCTTCAAATAAAACTTCTTCATCTTTCTCCCCTATATCTCGTAAGGGAACAATATTCTTTACTTTTGCATCTTTGAAACGTATATTCAGAAATTCTTTATTTCGTGCAGCCGATTCCATAAAATCTTCGTATCTATGTTCTATTTGTCCTTTTAAACTTAATAGATTTGCATTATAGGCTGCTATTTGTTCATCAAATATCTTTAGTACTTTTTTCTTATCATGTTCATAATAAGACATAAGTTTAGGAATCAACGTCATTAGCATAGGAAGTTTTATCTCCCCTTGCTGAATTTTTTTTCTGTCCGTTTCCAGTTTCTTGACAATAAATTTATACTGAGCTTCTTGTTTCAATAAACCCGTATAACGATTTGATGCATTGACAAGTTCCTGAAAGAATTTACCTTCAGATTCCATAAGTGGAAGTACAGTTACAGGTTTTATTTCTACAGGAGCTTTTTGTTTTTTCTTAACAACTCTCTTTTTTGACATTTTTTACCTCTTTAATTATAGAATTTTAATATTTTATCCTTAAATATTTTTGGAACTTCTTGTAAAGTTCGCCAAGCAGCCCATGATATATATGGAAGAAATGCCGTTTTCCCACTGCTACTCTTAATTGCTCTTGGTTTTTCAGGAGTTCCAACTCTAATAAATCTTGTTCCATATTCAAGAAATGCTGGATAAGGTTCACCCCTATCATTGGTAACATCACAGATGATCTTGAAACTATGCTTACCAGTTTTTTGAGAGCGGATACCTCTTACTAAAGTACCCTTTTTTCGTGGTGCTCGATACTTAGCTCTCCTAACCATTTTTTTCTCTATTTCATTAGTTAGTATCCCATCTTCCAACGCTTTAATTACATTTTCAGTTTTTGAGATAAACTTTTGTAATCCTTTAGTTCTAATCTTTAGAGTTACCATCTTGTTCGTCACTAACTTCTTCGCCAATGGCTTTTTCTTTTGCAGCTTGGAGTTTTCGTTTTTCGATCATAGCTTTTTGTGAAACACTAAGTTGATATTCATAAAGATCATCCTTATCTTTGTTTTCACTATTACCTTCATCGTCATCATCAGTATCACTACTTGGCGATTCAGGTTGTTGAGGTTTAGGAATATCTGTTGGAATTTTATCAGTATCGAGTATTATTTGACCTTCATTGAAAACTGTTCGAGCTTCTTTTGGATTAATAAATCCACCTGCTCCTCTTTGCCCGTTCATAGCTAGCGTACCAGCTTCTACTCTCTTAAGTAATATTTCAGCTTCAGCTAGTTCATCAATATAAATGGCATTCCAAACAATTTTATACTTCCATTTTCGCCCTTTGGCTTTTAAAATTTTCTCATATAAAGTTTCGATTAGTGGAGTATATAGTAAATCTTGATCGTCTTTTACATCTTTGACATAATCGCCCATACCTACTTCTGCACCAGTTACTTTTCCAACTTGAATACCAGTTAAAACATGAGTAGGCATTCTAAATGCAGAAGCAGTTTGGAGCACCAAGTAGTCATAAAATGGTTTTGGATCAATTGCTACAGGATTTATGGCTTTAATTTTGGCAGTTTCACTATGTATATAAGCACCTGGATGTTGCTTGACTATTTTTTGCCAAAATTTTAGTCTATCCTCTTCAAGTCCCTCTTCTTCAATATCGTATGAACCGTGTGCAAACCACGATAAAATTTCACCACAACTAATATCTACATTTATCATAGACTTAATAATATTTCTAAGTAAGTTAATTTTAGAATTTCCAAATTCCTTATGCGGTAATTTATCCACTGTTAAATGGATAATTCTGTCAGGATGAATCCAGTAATCTTTGCCATTTTTAGTATCTTCATAATGAAAATGCTTAGTAAAAAGTTTCTGATATTTCTTTTTTTCAGAAGGGTAATAATCTATTTCTTTAATGTATTCACTATTCAACACTCGAACTTTCCAGGGAGCTACAAAAACACTTTCATCATTTACTTTTATCTTAGAAGGAGGGTCATGTAACTCAGTTTTTTCGTCATCTTCATAAGTAATCAAAAGATAACCATCACCATAAGTAAAACTGGCTACTCTAGCTTCAAGCCATTTGTATGAAAACTGAGTACGCCTTTCAAAAGCTTGTAATAATTGTAAATCGGCTTTTACTGGAACTGTTTGTTGATTTAGAGATTGTATTTCAAACCAGGCTCTAATTGAATCCATAGCTTTCTTTCTTGCACCTTTCATAAATAAAGGACATTGCTGTGCCGTATTTCGACAATCCACCATACTTAGTTCTTTTTTAAGGAAGGGGTGTTTATATTCAGGACTTGCATCAGGTGGATATGATAACTTTTCCTCTTTCTTGCCTACTTTAATATCTTCAGCAGAAGGTGCAACATAATTTTTCCATACTTTTCTCAAATGGTCGCCTATTGTTGCCATACTACTAATCTCCAAAATTCCAAAGTTCTTGTTTTACCCATCCGACTACACTTTTACCACGAAATGCTCGATAAGGTGTTAAACCATATTTTAAAGCATCCATAGTGTGGTCATCAAGTTTTGCGGGGACTTCCGTTTTATTTTTCCCCGTTTTATCTTTCTCATATTGGTAAGCTTGAAATTCTCTTATTGTGTGAACACAGTGTCGGTCTACATGAAGATTCATTTTTTTAAGCATAGATTTAATCTTACCTATGCCAGTATTCACATCTCGGTCTCCCTTTTCTGAGGGAATTTTTAAATCTGCTGCTTGAAATATAAGGTCAGGATTTGAAGGGTCAAAATATACTTTTCTGAAGTGTCGTTTTTCATGTCTTTTTGCAATTTCACTAACAACAAAGTGGGAAGGTTTTTCTCTTTGATAATATTCATCTAATATAAATACATCTTTATCTTTAAAACCTAATGTTAATATTACACTAGGATTTGTAAAACCCCAATCAACTCCAGCCGTAATAAAATCAAAGTTTTTTAAATCTCTATAATCTCCAACATGTTTATCAGGATTAAATTCTTTATAGATTTGTCCTGCGAATGCTTCCCATGTTCCATCAAGAAATCTTCTTACCCAATCTTCATCGCCAGAATCTTGTGCTTCTGCAATAAAATCTTCATAACGGGGAAGAAGTACATTATCATAAGTAGTTGTTTCAATTACGTGATAATCGGGATTGCCACGTTTAAAAAATCTTTTATAAATCCAATGCGATTGACTACCAGGATTAGTAGTTAAAAGAATGAAAGGATTTTTATTTTTTAAGTTTCCAGTTCCAGATATTCTTAATGTTAATTGTGCAAATATAGTTTCAGCAATTTCGATAGGCTCATCAAGTCCTACAAAGTCTAAAGTCATTCCTCTGAGTTTTTCTTCCTCGTCACAAGGTTTAAACCATACTTCTGAACCATTCCAAAAAATAGCCTTCATATCTCCTTTGCTATGCTTAATTCGTGCAAGTTGAATTGGGATACCTGCTTTATCTAAAGCATCTTGATAATACTCAAGCTCTTGTTGAAATACTTTGAAAACAACATCAGTTAATTGTGGCGTAGTTAATGATCCAAGCATACCAATACAGCCAGGATTTTCAACGCATGTTTGAATAGCAACATGAGCAAGTAGCAAAGTTTTACCTGCTCTTACTGCACCACTATATAAAATGTATCTATATATACTAATAGCACGCATAGTTCGAATTTGAACAGGTAGAAATTCTCTACCCAATTTCAAAACCATACGAGTAATGTTATGCCCACCCTTACCCGAATCCATCAAGAACACGCCTTAGTAATGTAAAAACAAGGATATAGCTAAATTCTATCCTCAATAATAATATGTTTGCCATAGTATATAAAGTTTTTTATATAAAGAATCATATTGTTCATTTTACCAGGAATCTTGGTATTAGAAGTCTTTAAATAGTAGAGCAAACATATTATGACTGAGGATAGTATGACTGTTGCTCAAGAAACTCGTTGGAGAGCCGAACTTGAAATACTCCAAGAATTGGGGAAAGTACCTTCATCTAGGGAAATGCAAAAGTTACTCAAAGATAAATATAATATAGAAGCTAATCATAACACGGTCAATGCCGACTTGAAGCGAGATTTGGAATTTCTTACTAAAGAAGAATACACCAATCAAAAAAATGGTATATTAAGTATGCTAGATACAGAGATTAGTATTGCTCATGGTATAGCTACTAAAGAAACTGATAGTGAACTTAAACTTAAAGCTATGAATACAGTATCTAAACTATCAAAAACTAAGTCTGAGATTTTAATCAAGTTTAGAAGAGCACAAGCTAAATTATCTACAGAAGAAAAACCTATTTATAATATATCTATTGGAGAACCAGTAGAAATTGATTTAAAGAAATTCAATAAATTGGAGAAGGATGCAAAAAATGTTAAAAAAATTGATTGATCTTTTGCCTATTAGTAGACGAAGATATATAAAAGATTTAGAAAAAGTTATGATCGTGATAGACGGTTTAACGGAAGCCGAGGCAAATCATTGTCAAATAGAAATGAGTCTTATTCAACAATCTCAAGTAAATAAAATTAAGAGACCAGCAAATAAAAAAAATACGACAAATGGTAGAGACCCTGCATTTCAATAAGGATAGGGATAAGAATGGAAATAAATGTTAAGACAATAAAATTTAAAAAGAAATCTACTTGGTATCATATTATACCAATTGGAGACATACATATGGGCAATATCGGTTGTGATGTTGCAAAACTTAAAAAATTAGTTGCTTGGATAAAAGAAAAAGATAATGTATATTGGATAGGTATGGGAGATTTTTTTGATAGTATTAATTATACCGATAAAAGATTTGATCCACGAACAATTGCACCAGAATTTAGAGATTCACTAGACAACCTTATACCTGAACAAGTACATGCTGTTGTAAAAATATTAGAGCCGATAAAAGAAAAATGTCTTGGATTACACGAAGGAAACCACGAAAGAAAAATACGATTAAAATATCACTATAATCCAATATATGAAGTATGGAAAGCATTTAACATACCATCAATACCAATACTTAAAGATGCTGCAATAACACGATTACGCTTTGTATTTGATGTAAAATCAAGAATCAAACCTTCTTATACATATGATATTTTCAGTGTGCATGGTAATGTTGGTGGTAGAAAGGGTGGTGCTAAATTAAATAGGTTAGAAGATATGTGTGCAAATTTTCAAGCTGATATATATTTAATGGCACATTCTCATATTAAATTAACATCATCAAAATCTCAATTATATGTAGATAAGAATATGAATCTTAAACGAGCTAAAAAAGTATTAGCTGTTACTGGTTGTTTTTTAAATGGGTATACTGACGGTGCTGGTGGATATTGTGAACAATGGATGCTTTCGCCTACAATGACAGGAGTGGTCAAAATATCATTACGCCCATTTCAACGAGATTTGCATGTTTCTGAATAAGTGATTTTATGACAACTAAGAAGGCAGATGATTCTTTAGATTCTCATGCAATAAAACGAAAAGACGGTTCGCTTGATGAGAAAGCGGAACACAGGGCAATATTAAAAGAGCTAAAAAGATTAGGTTTAAGATGACACTCAAAATTCCTGAACAACTTAGGGAAATACAATTTAGATTCATCAAAATACGCCCCAATTCTAAAAAAGCCCTAGAAAAAAATTTCACTGAATCCTATAATTATAAATATGATGAAGTAGCTTTTAAACAATACCTAAAAACAGCTAAAAGTTATGGTATATTATGCGGATTCGGAAAACTTGCAGTAGTGGATTGCGATACAGAGAAACTGGCAAAACATCTTTATATGGAATTACCTGCAACATTTAGTGTTATTACTGGTTCTGGTGGTCTCCATTTATATTACATAATTCCAGATTTGGGCAAAAAACTGGTGATAGAAGATAATAAAGATGTCCATCATGGCGAAGTTCAATTTAAAGATTTCTATGTATTAGCTCCAGGTTCACTTCATCCAACTTCCAAGACACTTTATAAAATAAAAGATGATATAAAAATACAGACTATTACAAAGAAAAAACTTTTTGAAGCTTTAGAACCTTTCCTCAAAAAGAAAGATAAATTTGTAGAGACTGTAACAACTGGATTGAATTGGGATATAGAGACAATTCTCAAAAAACTTCCTAGTATACAAGGACAACGAGAAACTGATGAAGGAATAGAGCATTATGGTTCTCATCCAGTACATGGTTCATCTAAAGATAAAGATGGAGAATATTACGGTTCAAATTTTAATCTAAATCCTACTAAAGGTGTTTGGCATTGTTATAGATGTAATACAGGTGGAGATGCATTGTCTCTTATTGCAATGTTAAATGGTTTAGTGAAATGTAAAGATTGCAAACCAGGATTCTTTAGCACCAAAGAAGGTAAAGAGATTTTCCTAAAAGCTAAAAAAATCGGAGCACAGAAATACGGTTTTGAAGATACTCGTTTATTATTATTTGGTGGTGGAAAACGTAAAGGGGAATTACTGGTACAGAATATTGTTGAATTTATAAAACAAGAATGTCAATTTATAACAGTACGAGATAGCACAGGGAGATTGCCTCATATATATGCTTATGAAGATGGCTACTACAAATTATTTGGTGAGGATTTAATTGTACAACAACTGAAAAAGATTTTCAACAATCAGAATATTCCCTACAAGACTCGATATAAAAACGAGATTTTGGATTATATTAAAACTGAAAATGTAGTTGATAGGGATGAAATAAATCCACCAAAACATTTATTGAATCTTAATAATGGAATTTATAATATAGATACTCAAAAACTTATACGTCATAGTCCAAAATATTATTTCCTTTATAAAATTCCTTGGAATTATAAGCCACAAGCTAAATGCCCAAAGATTATGAAATATTTTAAAAGCACTTTGAAGCCTGAATTTATTGAATTAACTCAGGAGATATTTGGATATTGTCTAATGTTTGACTATCGACATGCTGCTATTTTTTATCTGTATGGAACAGGTGGAAATGGCAAAAAGATTTGGACTAAAATGTTAGAGCATATGCTTGGTGCTAAAAATGTGGCAAATAAATCTATTGATAGTTTAATAAGATTCAGATTTACCTCTGCACTTCTTTATGGGAAACTTGCCAATATTTGTGGTGAATTAACTTCATCTGTATTAAGAGACACCGATATGTTAAAAAGTTTAAGCGGTGGAGATTCCATACAAGCAGAATTTAAAGGGAAAGATGGATTTGATTTCGAAAATAGAGCCAAAATTATCACAGCTTGTAATGCGATTCCCCGTTGTGGAGATATGACTGATGGATGGTATCAAAGACAATATATAATTCCATTTCTGAAAAAATTCAGACATACTAAGCAGGAAGATACCGAATTACTGGATAAGTTATTAGTGCAAAAAGAAATGGAAGGTATATTGGCATGGTCACTCATAGGAATGCATAGACTATTGAAGAATAAACGATTTTCATATCCTATTGATAAAGAAGAACGCTATTTAATGTATCGAGAAAATACTAGATATTTTGTGCAAAAATTCTATGCAAAGACGAATGAATTTAGCGATACTCTTAAATCAGACGAAATTTACGAAGATTATGTTAAATGGTGCGAAAAAAATAGTGTGCCTATTAACAGTAAAAATTCGTTAGGTAGAACTCTCAGTGATATGCATATGACCTTTGAAAGAATGCTCGAAGAAGGAAATCATAGTTATACAGATATTAGAAGATATATTAAGAGGTTGTAAATATGGGAAAATGTAGCATATGTAAAAAGAAAATATTATATAACAAATACAAAATGTATAGAGGAAAAGTTCTCTGTCCAGAGTGTTATGACACTCGTTTAGAGAGAAAAGCAGCTAAAAAAGCAGAAGCGAAAAGACAAGCCGAATTAGTTAAAATAGTTAAGCCAACGAAAAAAGCAAAGAAAGCAGCTAAGAAAAAAGGACTTGACTTTGGTATAATACCTGAAATGAAGTTCGATGATAAAAATGAAGAAGAAAAAACCGCAGAGGATTCCAGTTAATCCTATTTGTGAAGAATGTAAAGTTCCAATAGTTAGATTCCAAAAATATTTGTTGCATGACAATGGAACAGTTCTTTGTGAAAAATGTTTTAACAAACTTAAAAAAGAGGGAAAAGTAGCATGAGAAAAGTAGAACTTATTTATGTAGAAGTAATAAATGAAACTGAACAGTTATTTATATTTGAAACACTATTCAATAAGCAAAATTATGCACACCTACTTGTATTAAATACAGCATTGCCTATAGAGATGCAAGATGGACTATTATCAAAAGTTATTTTGTCACTTGCCAATATGACAAGAGAAGATGCTAGTGCTTCAATAGATACTAAGACTGTGAAGTTGTAAAAATGAAAACACTCAATGATCTGGGTCTTTGCAAGAAGTCCCGAAAGAAAGTCGAGGATTGGCTTCAAGAGTGGCTCGACTTATTCATAAAACAGGCTAATAAAAAACATGCTTGGGTTTATAGAGCTAACTTTGAGAAAAATGATTTCTTTTACTTTACAGATTGTAAAGATATTCTTGAGAAAGACCCCGAAGCAAAAGGACAAGAAAACAATCTCGCTATAAGAAGTCGAAAGCGGAAAATTATGATGCAGTTATTTCTTAAAACTTTGCTAGGTCAAAGTCTAGGACTTATCACAATCACCTGTAATCATTGTGCTTATAGGGGATGCTGGATAGAGGCTTTGAAAGACGGGAATGGTCATTGGGTTTACTGCCCCAAGTGTAAAAAAACTGATGTGCATGTGTTCCCAGAAGGCTATGACAATTGCATGAATACAATAAAACTAGAGGTAGCTAAAAGGAGAGACAAATCACAATTACTTTTCAGCCCAGATTGTAAAAAACTCATCAAAGAAATACAAGATTACAAATACAAAAAAGGTGACAAAAAATGATACTGGTACTTCCAATTTTTTACATGGTCGCCGTGATTCTCTTTTGGTGGATACCGTTTAATCCTAAGTGGTGCTTTATCTTGATAATCATTGGTGGAATTTACGATTTGTTAAGAAGATTAATAAATAAAAAAGGAGAATGAGAAAAAATGAAAACTATATCATTATGTGGTAGACCAGCAGGATGTTGTCCCTCAATTAAAGAGGACATAGAAAACGGTATCATGTATATCGTTGATGGAGACCAAAAAATAGCTTTTACCAAAGAACAAAGGCAAAAGTTAACTGAATATCTGTGTAGTAAAGATGATTGCTGTAAAAAATGAGTTAAAATGTGCCAAATGCGGTAAACAGATGCAATGGGTTATGGATACCCTATTATGTCCAGTGTGTAATATGGATGTAATTTATAGATTGAATGTATGGGTAAAACCTGTAAGTAAAAAGCATACTATATAAATATGACTTACATATAGAGGGAGAAAAATGAAAATAACATTTTGTTGTGCACAAATGAGAGAAATATGGCATGAAGGTAATGTTGGTGTTGATGCAAGTACAAATGATTGGTATATAGTGATGGGATGCATAGGAACATCAGATACACCAAGTAGCCATAATCATAAAGTTAAACGCTGTCCATTTTGTGGTTCAAAAATGAAGGTTAGGCAAAGGCGAAACTACAGATGAAAATATTTATCACATCAGATCATCATTTCGGACATGATAACATTATCAGATATTGCAATAGACCATTTAATAATGGTTACGATATGGATGACATAATGATACTCAAATGGAATGAAGTTGTATCTAAAGACGATCTAGTTATCCATCTTGGTGACTTTGCTTTACTTTCTAAAACAGGATGTATGTTATCTACCTTACGTGATATGCTAAATGGAACAATCATTATAATCAAAGGTAGTCACGATGTTTCAAAGAAGAAATTAGCAGAAGCGGGATTCATAGTTGGAAGCAATCCGATGTACATTGGAAAGTATATACTATCACATGTTCCATTAGCAGATAGTCAGATACCAAAAGGTATGATAAATATACATGGTCATATACATGAGAAAGCAACAAGGGGAGAGAGAATTAATATCTGTGTAGAGCATACGAATTATTATCCTGTAGAATTAAAAAAAGTGATGAACTACAAAACTACTAAGCAATAATTTCTAGTATATAAATGTTTGCTATGTAAAATTAAATATGCGTAGGTAATCATTTTTGAGTACCTATAGCAATAAAAAGACATATATAAACGTTACCTATATATGAGGGAATAAAATGAATCAAGAAAAATTATATAGAGAAGCAATAAAAAAATGGGGTGTTATTGCTCAAACTAATATGCTAATTGAAGAATGTGCAGAACTCATTGTAGCTTTAGCAAAGTCAACCAGATTTCATAATGGTTCAACAATCCCTGAAATAATTGAAGAAATGGTTGATGTAGAAATAATGCTTGAACAATTTAAAATTATAGTCAATGACCCTGATATGTCTTATTCTTTATTTGATATTATAAAGAAACGAAAATTAAAACGATTAGAGAGTCGATTAAATGAATAATGAATCGCCCCTGTAGCAATACTTTTCACATAACAGGTAACATGACATAGGGATACGTCTTACTTTGCTGCTAAAGGGCGTTTCCGTTAATCCTGAGAGGAATTAGATGACAATGAGAGATAGGTTAATAGCCATCAGAAAAACATTACGTACTGATTTCCCTAAAGGCATCAATGAATTAAGTGCCCTAATAAATGATATGGATTTCAGTTAATCGTATTCCCACAGGGCGATTCAAAAATTATACACTACTCAAAAATTATACAGTCACTTTTCGATTAAGGGTCGACACATTTCTTTTTTATCACCGCCTTTTTATAAAACCAAGGGAATTATATTAGCTGTGTTAAGCCTGTAGCTTTACAATATTAATTAACCTTGTAGCTTAACAACCATTATAAGCCACACATTTTTATTCATGTATTAATATATTAATGTAACGCTATTTTGATTTTTATATGATTTGTTTTATATACAAG